CTACCCAATCAAATAAATTACAATTATAAGGTTTATCCTTAATCACTTGATACACTACATTCATCTTTTCTTTGATATCCAAATCAGTATACAATTTTCGATGATAAATATTCCCTAAACCTTGATTGACATATTCATGAATCACTTTAGATAAAGGAACTATTTCTACACCAAAATGATACTTTTTGTCAATGGCATCTACAAATGGTTCTCTTCCCGATTCCAACAAATAAGTTCCTGTTAGACTGGGATCGATACAAACAGGATCTACTAATACAAGTCCTACATGAGAGTACTTGGAATCAGTACCTAATTCAATGACTTTGGAATACCAACAATTACTTGTAAACAATAACAAATCACCGGTTTGCATTTTATTTAATCTCTTATATTTTAATCCATTTATTTTCATACCAAACATATTTACCGTATATGGTTTCTTTTGGTCTTTCCGATTTGATATACATGACTTTATCTTTCCCTTCTTTGACATATTTGATGATATTTTTCTCATCATGATCAAATTGTCGATGCAACATTATGGTTTCTTGATCAGTTATCACTTCCGGTAAAACCTTTTGTAACTTTTTACCTGTACACAAAGGACATTGGATATAAGGACAAGATCCTTCAAAGATACACTTGACTTGACTTGGTGACTGGATGTATTTAAAAAATAGATGAGGTTGGTTTTGACGTTCTTTGGTCAAATGAATATTTTGAAATATAAACTGATGAGAGTTATAAATATCAAAGTCATACCCTTTGTTATTCACTTCATTCAAATAGACTTTGGTTTGAGAATCAAAACATTTGATTTCAGATGCAGCATCTACATAATGAATATATTTTGCATCGGATAAATCCAAATCATACATTAAATCGTTAGACTTGATTTTGTATTGAGAAGCATAGGATTGGTTGATAGAGGATGAACCAGGAATAAAATTAACCAAAGTTTTATAGAGTTGAAGATCAGGTTGATGCACTTCAATCGATTCTTCCACTGGAAAAGAAAAAGATGTGTCTTTCATCATTGAACTATATAAATCGGAAGTATGAAGAGTCATTCGACCCGTAATGGAAAGGGAGGAAGCGGTAAAATAATAACTAGTTACTTTGATTTTGATACAAGGATCAATCGATTGTGAGGAAGAATGATTGATAAAAGTAAAACTTGTTTTAGGTAGTAATATTTTAGCTTCTTCATCCGTATAAATGATATTTTCAATAGATTCATCCATAGATTCATCCAAATATTTTTGGGAAAAGGAAGATATAAATTTTTCAAAAGACATTGGAATAATCTAATTTTATATTTTCTAAAAAAATCAAAATGTGTTTATCACCAACTCATCCATCTTTCCAATCTTATAATCAAGAAATCCAAACCATCCTTCAATCCAATCAACCCTATTTTGAAAAATATATTCAAGAAAGATATACACATAAACTTCCAATGGTAATCTTTGATATCGATGATACATTGCTATCGACTGTTGGGATGGGGGAAGCTTGTTTCTTAACTTTACCTAGAATCAAACCTGTAGTTGAGTTTTATTATTGGTTGAAAAGAAAAGGGTATCGAATTGTCTTGATAACAGCTCGACAAGAAAACGTAGAAGCGATTACCAAAGCCAATTTACAAAAAGAAGGAATTGTTGGATACGATCATTTATTTACAAGAAACTTATCTGATATGTATGTACCCATTGGTAATTATAAATTAAATAAAAGAAAAATGTTATCGAATCAATATGATATTGTTGGAAATATAGGAGATCAAATTACTGATTTTTATGGTGGGTATAGTGGTCGAATCATCAAACTTCCAAATTATTCTCTTGGTTAAATTTTAAAACAATGAATTTATAATGTAGGTTATTGATCCAGCAAATCCTTAATTCAACGGTCTTTTTTGGTACTTTTGGGTTATGACAGAGGAGGATTTTTCATCTTCCAAAAGATTTTTAAACGTTATTTTAAAAATCGTGTTTTAGTGCGTAGCTTAATGCTATATTAAATGGTTGATCCAACGGTGAAAAAGTGTTCCTTTGGGTAATAACTCAGGACGTATTTTTGGTTTAAGCAACAAATTTAGATTCTAGTTTGGCTGGTTTTTTAGATTTGGATCCATTATAAAATTTCATATCTTGAGATTGTTGTTGTCTCAATAGATTTGGATGAATAGGGGCTTCTGGTTGAGGAGGAGGTTGAGAGGGTACATTTGGATAAGCATAATTTGGCATATAGTTTTGAAGAGGATAACCAGTAAATTGGGGTGGCTGGTTAGGATTATAATTATTGGGATAAGGTTGTGGTTGAGGATTATAGTTTTGTGGATTAAATACAGGTTGTTGTTGCTGTGTAGGTTGAACTTTGGGTTGAGAAAAAGTATTTGGATAAGGTTGTTGTTGCGGATTAGGTTGTTGATAATTATTCGGTGCACCATAGAACCCATTTTGTTTTACAGGAGGAGTGGGTTGTGGAGGAGGTTGTAATATAGGTGCTTGAATAGAAGAAAACACATTACTTTTCTTAGGTTTCTTTCCTTTATCCATGGGAATAGATCCCAACTTTTTATCAGCTTCAGAAGAGAATAAAGTAATGTCACAATCATTTTCTTCATCGTGATAATAATAACAACCTGCAATATCATTGGATTTATATTTTTTCCACATTCCATGTTTCAAATCATCGACAGAAACAAAATAGATTTCTTTGGTACCAGGAAAATAACAAATAATTGATTTTGTAATCTTTTGAAATTCCATTAAAAATGTTTCTAAACCTACTCTTTTTGGAATTACAAAGTTAACCGAAGATAAATTCACTCCAGACATTTTTAATACCTTTAAGATATTCCTTAAGACCCAATAAAAAGTTAATGAAAAAATAAATTGAAAAAACAAGATTAGAAAAATGGATTCTTCTTTCGTACAATGTCAATGCGGTGCCCCTTGTTCTCAATTTACAGTTAAAAAACCTGGTCCAAACCAAGGTCGACCTTTTTTTACTTGTGCCCACAAAGTATGCAAAACATTTATTTGGGGGGATGAAGAAAAACAAGAATCAACTACACCTGTATGTAAATGTAATCAAAGATCTATCAAGCTTCAAGTGAAAAAAGATGGACCTAATCAAGGAAGATATTTTTATAAATGTAAAGAAAACCATTGTAACTTTTTTGAATGGGCTTTAGAAACCAATGAATATTAAATTTTTTATGAGTCAATCATAAAAAATAGTTTACATCTTCTTTTCTTGTTTACCAGTGATCACCCATCGGTCCGAGTTGAAATCATAAACATATTTACCCGATACCTCTGAACCATTTTGGGATCCCTTGATATACATTACCTTTTGACCTTCCTTTTTGGTAAACTTGACATGGAATTGATCGTATTGTTCAGCATGAAGATCATCCCAAACCGATGACTGAGTATCTTCTCCTCGAATGATCTTTGTTCCAATCTCATCCGGTAAATCCGATTTGATAATGATTCCTCCTACACCAGGAACAACACTTCGTGGTACAATTGCTCCACCCACAGAGTAACCTAATCCATACGAAGGATAAACGGTTCCATAGGATGGGACAACGGATCCAACAGAGGGTACAACTGCTCCTAAACTAGGAACCACAGTTTGTAAACCATAAGAAGGAACAACTGATTGTACACCAACAGATGGGACTACAGTTTGTAGATTATATGAAGGGACTACAGATTGTACACCGACTGAAGGAATGACTGATTGTACACCGACTGAAGGAATGACAGATTGTACACCAACTGAAGGAATGACTGATTGTACACCAACTGAAGGAATGACTGATTGTACACCGACTGAAGGGATGACTGCACTGACACCTCCGATAACTGATCCGACAGAGGAAACATAAGTTGTAGGTGGGACAACAGCAACGCTACCCACGACAGAAGGAACATAACCTAGTCCAAGTCCAACGCCACATCCAAGTCCTACTCCGTATCCACAAGATCCAAGACCATAGGTACCGTAACTTCCCCATAGTCCTCGTCCGTATCCTAATCCCCAAGCGACTCGTCGTACATCAGTTTCATTATGCATCTTATCAATCACATCATAGTAATCATTGGTTGTCTTAGCAACTTTGGTTTCAATCACAGGAACTTTATCGTTCATGGTTCGACCATAGATGGTATCATTTTGAGTCACACCGATAATCATTTGATTGGCTTCTACACAATACTTGTCTGAAACCATGATATTAGATCTTCGTACATCATTGACTTGAACGGGTTCTCCTTTGCATAAATCAACCGATTTGACTGCAGTAGAAACATCAATCATATAGACTCGATTGACAGAGGTTTCTGTAGTCTCATCTTTAACATTGACATAGGCAATATAAGGAGAGTCAAATGACTTGACGACTTCAGGTTTCAATCCAATCAAGTTGAGCTTTTGAACGGCAGTAGAAGTCAATAAAGATAAGACTTGTTCTAATTCATCTTGAGTAGGACTAGATTCTTTGAATACAGGTGCCTTTTGATTGACTTGTTGTTGTAACTTTTCCAATCTTTCTTTAATGGTTTGAAGAATTTCAGAAGGTGAAGCAGCTTGTACGGGTTCAGAACCAGTAGGCGAAGGCAAAGGAACGGGCACTGGGGGCAAAGGAACGGGTTCAGGAGGGGAAGGTTGAGGCGGCATAGGAACGGGAGTAGTATTTTCACCCAATACTAAATTTCTAAAATAAATTTTATTGATATAATCATTATGATTCATAATCAAATTATCTTTGGTTAAACAATATTCGGTTACAAAAACATTGGTTAACTCTGTAAATGAGTTCTTGACTTTATCACATTCAGAAGCCTTTTTCAAAGCACCACCTAACTGAATAGTTTGCTTAAACTTATTAGTGGGGTCCAATACCACTTGAAGGGCGTCATTGATTTTTTGAAGGGATACTTGTTTATCAGGATAAGCTTTCTTGTACTCATCGACTGCATTGGCGACGACTTGTTCCAAGACCTTTTTGGCATCTTCAGAAATAGCTTCTTTGTTTTGATTGATTTGATCCATTACTTTGGAATAACCATTTTGAACAACGCTTTGTAAGGATTGTTCTAATGCTTTACTTGTATTAGATCCCATGATTTTATTTCTAAAAAATATTTGTTTTAGAAATAAGATTTTTTTATCCAACAAATTTATATTTCTTGGTTACCTTATCATAAATATATTTGGCAACATATTTCTTTCCATCCATGGTTACATGTACGATCATGTATTTGTTTCCATCAGCATCGGTTTCTGTCTTCACTTCTAGTTGATCAGGATTGATCTTTTTCAAAAAGTTGAGATAATCTTCTTCTTCTACTTCCTTGGGAATCAATTCCACTTGTCGTCGTGTCACTGGTTCAGTCACATAGACCAAAGGAGGAATGAGGTAAGCAGGAGGAGGGACAAATACAGGTGGGTAGAATTGTCGGAAAGGAAAAGGTCCAGGATAAGGACGGGGGTAAGGTCCTGGTCTGTATCCACCGTGACCATATCCGCCTCCATAAGGTCCACGACGAGCGGGTTCAACTTCGTAAGCCACTTTCATTTCTCCACTCATGACTTTTAATGCTGTATCCAATTTGTTAGAAGGTTGTTCTTCAGCGCTGTTATCGGAATCATATTCAACATATTTACTGATATTACGAATAGATTCATCCAAAGTATAATCTTCCATTTTAATAACTTGAATTTTTATTTTCTATTTTTATTGTTTTGAGAGAAAAGTTGAGTTAATCCTGGTTTGTCACAACCATATTTTCTTTCCACGTTAAAATTAGAATTTTGTATTCGAATAGGAATAGTGGATGCAATCCCTACGTTACATAAATCAAGTAAACCTACTGTTCTCATCTTTAAAAAATCTTGGTACACAGTTTGATGAAAAGCAATCGCAGAGTTGATCAATTCTTCTGTCAAAGGACCGTAGATTGATAAGCCGAAGACAGACCATAGATCATCGATCAACGTAAAACAACCAGGTGATTTCAACTTGAATTGAATCAAAGTTTGAAACAATTTGGTTACCAAATCATTATGATCCAACACTCTTTGAATCAAGTTGGTTTGTCTTTCTGCATCACCTAAATAGTTATGAATATTGATGGTAGAAAATAAAGTATAGTAGGCGAATGACTCGAACTGTACGTAATTGGCTAAAAGTTGTGGATTCAAAATATTGATTTGAAGAATTTTATCATAACCTAATTGTAAACCATCAGAAGAAGGAGAAGAGCTACATTCAACTGGGGTTAAATTTTTACAATCATCCACACACCGCCAACCATATTCCCCTTCAGGAATAGATAGTTTACCAATCACACATCCCGAATTATCATATAGTGTTAATTCGAGGAAACCATTGATTTTTTTCCAAGATATCAATAAAGGCTTTTGAGAAACACGTGGATACAAAGGATTATTGGCAACTTGTTGACCTGATAAAGGAAAATGGATTTGATCTAATCCAATATCTAATTCAGCACAACCCTTTTCTTCCAACTCTGGGTACTTGGTTCCTCCAGTTGGACCAATAGGTATCAAAACCAGTGTATTCATAAGTTGGGGTGCCATTGATATAGGTGATGAAGGTAAAGGACAATTGGTGGGAGATGGAATGAGATTTTTACCTGCATTGCATAGAGCCATGATACCAACCAAACGCATCTTTAAAAAATCCTCAAATACAGAATTTTCAAAAAGAATGAAATCATTGACAATTGGTAAGGTTAAATCTGTTTTCAATCCACTAACTTGTTTCCAAATACATTGCAATGCATCAAAACAAGGAAGATCTGTATTTTTCAAAAAGTTGACTAATAAACAAAAGAGTTGGAATATCAAATTGTATTGGTACACATAATTTTGTAACAAAGAAGTTCTTTTCTCTGCATCTGTCAAAAGATTATGTGTCGAAATACTAATGCCTAAATAATCATAAGCAGCTTTTTCAAAAACAACATAATTGGTTAACAATTGAATATTCAAGGCATTGATTTGTAACACTTTGACAAAAGATGTACTGGTACATATTAAAGGAGGAGGAGGCGGCTGTACACAATCTACTGGGATTTGATCTGCTGGAACCAAACACTTCCATCTAAATTCACATGCTTGAATACATAAAGTGGATAATTCATTCCCAACAGGATCATATAAAGTTAGTTGTAAAGCATTATTTTTTTTTCGTTGCCATTGAACTGCCAATGAAGTAGTGGAACAAGTTTGAGGAAAACGAAGGAAATCAGGAGCGACATTGAGTTCGGCACATCCACTTGGTTTCGATTCAGGAGAAGCAACGGATCCAATAGGTAAAAAAACCAAGGTATTTAAATATTTACTAGACATATAAATTTTTTATAAGGAAAAAATTTATAGAAATGTAATTTATTGATTCAATTGAGTTAATCCTGGTCGATTGCATCCAAGAGATCGATCAACACAAAAGTTGGATCCGACTTTGATAGGAGTAGAAACACAAGATTTTCCACAATTGCATAATTCAGTCAAAGCTACAGCTCTCATCTTCAAAAAGTCTTGAATAATATTGACAGTTAACCGTTTTGCATCACTAGAATAAGTAGCTGCCAAAACATCATCGATGTTATCGACAATATCTTGAATCAAATTGGTATTCTTTTCAGCATCACACAATAAGTTGTGAATGTTGACATTGGATTGTTGATTATAAAATCCATTTCCTTCCAATTGTACGTAATCCGCCCAGAGTTGAAGATTCAAGACATTGAGTTGCAGGACCTGAACCTTGAATGTAGGGAAGCCAACAGGGTCAGGTGAAGTATAATCTTCTTCTTGAGGACCACAACCAGTGAAAGAAAGGATGGGGTTAAGTTCTACCCATTGCCATTGACAAGGAGGAACACAGAGAGAACCAATTGAACAACCATTTTCATCAAACAATTTGAGCTTCAAAGCGTGACTTTTGATATTTTCTCGAACAGAAACGTTCAAAGATTTAATGGTAGTTGAATCGGGGAACTGAAGAGGATCCAAACAAAAGTCCATTTGGGCGCAACCAGGTTGAGCGACCAAATAATCGGTTTCACCGCTATTGTAAAAAACAGCTCTTGTCACAAGAGTATTGACGAATTTATTTGCAGGCATATTATTTTTAACTACAAAAAAATTTTGTTTTAGATTTTTTATCAAGGATCATTCATAAAAAATCTGTAGGGTACAAATAGTTGATTTAGTGGTGTCGGCATCCCAAAGCTCGGTCTACACAAAAGTTGCTTCCAACCTTGACGGGAGCAGCAACGCAGGATTTACCGCATCGGCAAAGTTCGAGTTGAGCAACAGCTCGGATCTTGAGGAGATCGTTGCTAACGGAGGCAGCAATACACTTTTGGTCGTCAGTAATATCAGAGGCTTGAACAGCTTGGTTGTTTTCAACGATGACTTGGAGAATTTGGCTGTTCTTTTCGGCGCCACAGAAAAGGTTGTGGACGTTGACACGGGATTCTTGGTAGTAAAATCCAGCTCCTTCGAGTTGGACGTAATCAGCCCAGAGTTGAGCGTTGAGAACGTTGAGTTGGAGGATCTTGTCGCCTGCAAGAGAATCAGGGTAGCAATCATCAGCAGGGTTTTGGACGCTCCATTGCCATTGGCAGGGAGGAACACAGACGGAAGCAAGAGTGCAACCATTGTCGTCCAAAAGTTTAATCTTGAGGGCGTGGCTCTTGACGTTTTCCTTGAGGACAACGGGGAGAGGAGCAGGGTAGTTGGCAGGATCAATGGATTGATCGTTACCAAGTCCAGGGACTTGAAGCTTATCAAGAGAGAAAACCAATTCAGCACATCCAGAGGAGGTACCGGTTTGTTTCACAATCAATGTATCGACGAATTCGTAAGTCGGCATTATTTTTTTATAAATAAAATAAAAAGTTTACGAAGAAATATTTTCTTAATGAAATTAACTTTTATTTTTTCTTTTCTACCTTCATCTTCCTTTTCACCTATTTTTTGACTTTGTAACAAATCTAACTCTTATCTTAGATCTACCATTTGAACCTTTTCTTCAACTCGTATTAACAATCCATGGTACTCTTTTCCTTTCTTTTTGTTTTCATCATCAGATGAATATATATCTGATGATTTGATCTTTTGTATTATTGTCTCTTGACTCTAGGTCCACCCATTTGAGGATTGAGATTCATTCCCATCCCATTTTGACTTCCATTCCCAAACATTCCAGGAGGTCCTTGCATACCTTGAGGCATACCCATGCCGCCACCCATTCCTCCGCCGCCCATGCCCCATTGTCCTCCTTGAGGAGGCATCATCATACCTTGAGGCATGCCTTGAGGCATACCCATGCCTTGAGTCATACCCATGCCTTGAGTCATACCCATGCCGCCCCATCCTTGAGGCATCATTCCAGGCATACCTTGAGGCATACCCATTCCTCCTCCCATCATACCTTGAGGCATTCCCATTCCTCCACCCCATTGTTGTCCTCCTTGAGGAGGCATACCCATCATACCTTGAGGCATACCCATTCCTCCACCCCATCCTTGACCTCCTTGAGGCATCATTCCTGGCATCCCCATGCCACCTCCCATGCCACCTTGATTCATCATAGGCATACCTTGAGGCATACCTCCTTGGGCGTAAGGATTTTGTCCTTGGATCATGGATGAAACACCGGGTGGATTGTTAACAGAAGTACTACTTTTATTTTTTCCCATTTTACATTATAAAATTATTCTTTATATAGTTTATCAAAATAACATCGAATGATTTCTAAAAGAGGGGAATTTTGTAAAAGAGATATTTTGATCATGGGATTCGATTTAAAATACAAAGCAGCTCCTAAAAAAATCTTGGTACATCTTTTTGCTATCACCTTACTTTCCAACGTTCGTTCATAAAAATCTTGTATACAATCTTGATAAGGAAGTAAAGGTACCATGGATGCATACAGATCACATTGGTTTAACTTTGTATTTTGAATTTGTTTGACAAAAAATAATAAAGTAATGACAAAATCTCTTTCAATCCCTTCATAACTTTTCATTTGACTACAAATATAATCGATCAAATACACTAGCTGAACGTTAAATTCATAACTTTGAGGATGAGCCAAACTATTATAAAAAAGATTGGATTTATGATGGATTAAATCATTGATACAATAAAATAAAATATGTCCTCCTATTTTATCTTCATCTTCTGATAAATTGGAATCATATTCAAAAAATAAAAAATTCAAATGAATAGGATAAAGCGTTTTCCCAATCCAATTGTTTTTTACAATCACAGGTTCCACTTTATTCACCTCTTCTTCTACTAATTCAAAAGGAATCATTTGAGTAGACAAATATACTTTATGTATAGGTTGGTAATGATAACATTTTTGTAAAAAACGTGTGACCACTAAACTTTGATTTTCATCTTTGACAACTTCAATAATCATATAAAATATTGTTTTATTTTATATCATCTTATGTTTTAACATGGTTCTTAGAACCCATACTTGGTATTCAATGATTTGACTTCTGCTTCCAAATCGATAAAGCTGGGAGTATTCCCAAAGGCATTCTTTGTAAATTGTAAATTCATGGCATCAAATCCATCTTCACCATAAACAAACTGAATAATCACATTTTGAGTCATATTTCTTCCTGTACGTACTGATCCATCATTGGCAACATAAATATCTTCCAACATCTTTACCAAGTTTCGATGAAGTTCACCCACTTCTGCTGTTTTCAACGCAGTATCAATTAGACCCACACGTCCTTGTGCTTGATGAAAATACAGTTCAGAAGGAGTAAATCCAGTCATCAAAGAATTGTAACATTGACCTCGAGCACGAATATCTTCCGATCCAGGTTCAAAGGTAGGTAAACATCTTGTACCTTTTGATAACATCAACGCATGTCGTTTTCCATTGACATATTGTTGACCGGCAGAAGAGACCATTTGTGCGAGATTCTGTACCCCACCTTTGGCTCCTGAATCCAACATGACTCTAAGATTGTTTTCTGAAGATAAATAATTCGCAATCTTGGTTCCTACATTTCTTGTCGTATTCAAATGTTCGTTGATTTGAGATTCTCTTCTTTCATTCTCTAATTGATTTCTAGATTGTTTGGATAATCGATAAGCAGCACTCTGTGACTCGGTAATACTTTCCAACAACATTTTTTGTGCTTCTTGTACTTTGGTCTCTGGTACCATACAATCTTCTAACCCAACGGTAAAACCATATCGACTCAAAAAGATATTGGTAATAAAAGTAATATCATCCGTAAAGTTTAATGCAGTTTTGGGTCCATAATTTTTATACAAGATTTGAACCAAAGAGTTGTGGGATGTACCAACTGATGCAGAAGAGACACGACCAGAAACTAGAATACCTTCTTTAATCAAGATCTCAGAATTTTCAAACGTAAGATCCCTTGGTAATGCAGCACTAAATAATATTTTCCCTGTGTAAAAAGGTACCCCGTATTTATTTGCTCTTTGTCTTAGATCTTCCAAATCGACATCGGTTACCATATTTAATAAAATATCGTTAAAGTCACTCAGGGTAAGTACAGAGTTTAATCGAGTATAGAGTTGATCCATTTTTTCTTTGAATGGTTCAATCTCTTGTTCTTGTTCTTCCAATTCTTCTATTAACCCATCCAAATTCTCAACCTCTTGATGTTTTTGTATCCAATTTTTTAATTCAATAGAAGTCAATTCTTTTAGATCAGAGGTATCTTGGTCTTGTAAGAAAAACTCGATATAGTCTTTCAAACTCATGGTCTTGCCATTATCTAACGTTTTTTCATGACTTTGTATGATTCCTTCAATGGCATCCGTATATTCTTGGTACTTATCTTGGTACATCTGTCGATCTCGGTCATCCAAAAAATAAACATCATCCTTTGTCAATAAATATACACCAGTCAATGCATCAAAATAAGGAGCGATCAAAGGTCGGTTGTTTTCAGCGTTTAATTGACAATTGGCAACATTCATGACATTTAACATTTCTGCCAAAGATTCTAGACTTTGAAGTCCAAATACGTTGATTTCATCTCCATCAAAATCAGCATTCAGGGCTTTGACAACGGATAAAGGAAGTCGAAAGGTATAATCATCGTGAAGAATGACTTGATAACCCATTAAACTTTGTCGATGAAGCGTAGGTTGACGATTAGAAATCAAATAATCTCCATTCATCAAATGTCTTTCTATCTCATCTCCAATCTGAATGATATATCCTAGATCTTTCCATTTTCTAGCATTGAAAATCGTTCCTTTGTATTTCCCCTTTCCTGGTATAATATTGACAATGAGTCCTTGTTTGAAAAATTGTTGAATTTTATCCATATTAAACTGAAAGACTCTTTCTTTTTGTAATAAATAAGGAGCAAAGATTTTAGGAATACCAATTTGATAACTTCGTAACCAAGGTCCTGGACCGGCGACCGTTCGACCTGCCAAATCCACTCTTCTTCCTTGAATGTTACTTCGAATCAATCCTTCCTTTCCTTGAATTACTTTTTGAACGGATGCAAAATCACTTTGGGAATCCCCAGAAATCAAAGTAGCGACTTCATTGTATAAACACTTGACCGCATCATTCATTTTTTCAGGAGTTTCTTTACATGAATCAATCGCAGCATTTGCTTTGATGATTTTTCTATATTGTTCGGTCCACTTATCCTCATATAATGTATCATTGACAAATTTAGGTTGTCTGATCTTGGGTGGAACAACGGGATACACATCCAATATATAATCTCTTGGATGAATATTGAATTTATAACCCAATAAACTTGCTGTTTCATCAGAAATGGCATTTACAATTTTATCCTTGACAATAGAAATAGGAATTTGCATATAATTTTTAGATTTGGCAGTAGGTTTCTTTTTCTTAGGAGGACAAGGAATGTGACATGGTGTAGAAGTCAATCCTCCTTCTTCCTTTCTTCTCTTTTCTTGTTCTGCCATTCTTTCTTCCTCTTCTTCCAACTTTTTCAATTCATCTTTCATCAATGGTGTATCTCCAAACTTGGATTTCGTCAAGTACATCAGTTGAGCGTTGTCTTCATCCCAAATCACACTGACATAGGAACCACACTTTTTTCCTCTTTCTGAACCTTTACAAGTAGCATTTTCAGATTCTTTGATAAGTGCATCCAAACGAGCTGAAAAAGGTTTTTTCAACAAACCTTTCTCTTCCATTTCTTTCTTTGACAAATACAAGTTACCACAAGTCAAACAAATACAAGACAATACTTTGGCAAGAGTAGTTCCAAAAGATGGATGATAAATTGACTTTTTAAATTGAATATAACCCATATGACCGGGACATGACTTGTAATCTTTATTACAAGTTTCACAAAGTGTTCCTTCTGTAACCACACCCATACGAGGATCATTGAGGGATTCTGGTCCAGTATTTTTGTCACTGGTGACTTGACAAACCGTCATTTGTAACAACGATTTTTCACTAAAGACTCCCAATGCGATTTCAACTACTTCGTGATTCGGTAAATCTTCTTCTTTTTTCAGCAACTCATACAAAGCAGCCTTATCTACGGGTCGAAGAACACCCCCTTCACATCTAGGTTGATCTCCTAGAGCGACTTCTGGTTGACGGGCGATTTGACTGGTAGGCTTAGCAGAGACTCTGGTTCTTGTTGAAATTTTATTACGAGCAGCGGATTCCATTTTATTAAAATTAAAATTGAGTTATTTCTTTTCAATCGGTTTTGATAAATAAAAAGTAAAATAAAATCATGTGGAGAGATAGAATTGTTTGTTGGGAAAGGACTAGTAGTCAACTTTCCGATGACTGGATTTATGTTAGGAGCAATGCAGGTATTGTCACTGCTTCTAATTTTGGAACCATTCATTCCAGTATACAAATGAGAAATAAATCTTATCAAGAAGCCCAAGAAAAGCTAAATACTCTCGCTCAAACCATCAATTATTCCAAACTTTTCAACTTTGATTCTCATTCTTACGGTATTATTACTGAAGGGGAAGCAAGAGAATGGTATGAAAATACATTTGGTAAAAAAGTAGAACAAGTTGGATTATTGATTCCCAAATGGGATACCCAGATTGGTGCATCACCAGACGGATTCGTTGATCATGATGGCATCATAGAAATCAAGTCTCCTGAGAAAATGTATAAATCCATTTCTGATTACATCAAGCATCCCAAATGTAAAGAACCATTGGACTATGTAGGAAATTATTCCCATATTTTACCTTCTCATTACGATCAAATGCAAGGAGGAATGGCTGTCTCTGGTCGTCAATGGTGTGATTATATTGTGTATTGTAAACCAGAAAACACAGTATTTGTTCAACGAATTCCTTTTTGTTTTAAATACTGGATGTATACATTGTATCCATCCATTCGTATATTTATTAATTCCTTTATTGATCCAATGAAAAATTATATCTTTTTTTCGGAAGAAATACCTAATAAAAATACAAATAAATTTTATTATAAGAAAAATCCTAAATACCAAAACGTAAACACAATCTAAAATCTCCATTCTAAATTAAGGTTTAGGAAATTATTTACAAGCATAGAGAGCGAATCGACCAGAGAATCGATTAAGTCGAATAAGGTTTTTATAAAAATATATTTGTTAGTGATCAACTAAATATTTTCTAAACAGATTTTACACGTTTTCTGATTTAAAAAGCCTATTTTTATGTAAAATTGATTTAATTATAATATAAAATATTACAATTAACTAAATTAAAATGACATCTTGTAATGGTAATGGTGAATGTATAACTCAATGTGCTTGTGAATGTTTTAATGAAGAAACATATGAATATAATGAACTATGTGTTTGTGGTCATAGAGAACATAATGGTTATTGTCATACTAATTGTTGTATTCCAGTTGAATGTAGAAATTATAAATATTGTAATGTAAAACAACCGAAATGGGTATTACTTTGTCATAATGGTATGTGTATGAATTGTGCGATTCAAATGGGTAAACATAAATATACAAATCAACTAGAAGATTGTTGTGTTTGTTTAGAAAATAAAATTATGGTAATACTAAAATGTAATCATAAAGTTTGTAATGATTGTTGGTATAATATTACGAAAGAAAAGTTTGGAAATAAATGTCCTTTATGTCGCAATTTGAATGACTGGAGTAATTAATTGTCGTTTTATATTATTTTTTTACAATTTTTTTTATAACACTTTTTCTCATGTTTAATAAAAACCTTAAATTAGGAAACGTAATCTTTTTCTAAAATCTTAAAAAACGTCCTGGGTAATAGCTCAAAGGTACCATTTTTGACCGTTGTTTAAATGTTTTGATGTATTTATTTCCTACATCTACAAACATGAAATAATAATTTGTTCTCGGATGAAAAGAAAAATCCTATTTGGACGGGCTGATTAGAAGCTCAAAGGTACCATTTTTGTCCGTTATTTAAATGTTTTGATGTATTTAGTTCCTACATCTACAAACCTGATTTTTAAAAACTCTTATTTTTAAAAATTTCTATTTGGAAAATAAATTGCTTAATCCTAGTTTGACATCAAAAGGAACTTGTAACAAACTAAACCAATTTTGAACCAATACTTCAATATTAAATTTAAATATTTTTTCATGAATCAATGTTAGAGACGCAAGTCCATAATGGATAGAAGAAGGAGAATAAACCTGAAGGACTCGATTGGCTTCATCGATCATCGATTGATTGAAATTTTTAGATCTTGATAACAATTGAATCAATTGTTTAATCACTTCTAACTCATTCTCCAAACTAATCCAAGATTCATAAAAAGGGGTTTCTGTGTTCCATTGAATTCGTTGACAATCCTTTTCTGATAAATGATAAATTCGAAGATAGTAAACAATCGGAGGATAAATTTCTTTGCTTGACAAAACATATTTTTTATAGGGCAATTGGCTTAACCAAAAGGATTTTATCTTATCCAATTGGGTGACTTGAGATGGATAATTCGGTAAAGAGAGCTCAACTAAAAAGTTTTGTTTCATCAAATCATAAAATCCAAAACCCAAATACATCAAGGTATCATCTAATACACCATAATTATCATATATCATTTGATTCACTTGATATTCTTTTTTGGTAACCATTTTACAACCAGATTCTAAAAACATTTGAGAATCCGCATGATGTTGAAACAAATCCGCGATCGGTACCAATCCATGGTCGTTCCATGATCGAGAATGAATCAATGCATAACAATACAAAATACCTTCTTGTAATGGTTTTTGAAATTTACTACAATATTCTTGAACGATAGGTTCTCTCATCATATAGTTCATGATTTGATCTAGCGTTTCAATGCGTTGAAGAATCAATGGAAAATATAAATTTTCTTTTTGTACTTGAGGTAATTCGTTTCGATGAAAATATAAATAGATCACTGGAAAATTTATATAAGAAGCATAACTAGGTAAATAAGATAAATAAGGAAAATAAAAAGAATCTTTCTCTTGATTCATCTCTTTCATCAATTCAAGAATAAACAAATAATCCCTTTTGAACGACAAAGGAATTTCATCGGGAACGGTTCGATCTATCGGTTGGATACAACACTTGGATGGAATATAAAAGAGTTCTTCATTCAACTCTATTCTCTCTTTGGCATAGACAAAGCGATTTTCAGGATTGGTTTCGTTGACTCCTAACTTTGAGGAGACTACTCCACCATTTTTTTGAACCCATTGGACTAGTGCTTCAAAAGACATTTTGAAGCATTTCTTATTTATTTATATGATTTAAAAATCTAGTAGCTAAAATCATCTCTATATTCCCATTCTTCTTCCAATTCCAATTGAATGACAAAACTATCTATTAATCCATTGGGTAGTGGATGATAGGAAAACATCAAACAATTGCTAAAATGCGGTACAGCATATTTTAGCAATTGGTTCTCAAAGATAATCATTTGATCCATATCAATGGTTTCATCCAAAATAAACTCGGTATGATCAGTATAAAAGTTTCCATATGATAAAAATTCTTTATTGTGTTCGAAAGTGCCATCTGGATAACAAACTCCACTAAAAAATTGATCTTGATACACACGTGGATCAATCTTAAACCGTTTGGTATATCTTCCAAAGTCAAAGGTCAACTCGGGACATGCATCCACTAACATCTCTTGGGTTATCATTTCGCTAAAAGAGCTATGGGTTAAACTCAATTGATAGAGATCATAGACAGTACAATAAGATAAGAGTTGAAACAAAAGATCATTACATAAATTCATTTTATAAATTTTAAATTAGCTTTTTGCATACATGGTTCAAATATTTCATCTATCGGTTCGATTTTGGTTTCATCTAGAAATACATGAAAATAAAAGGAATAAACATAATCTCTTCTACCATACAATTTTTTATTTCGATGATCATAATACATATACAGATGATTGGGTCTTTGTATAATATGCTTGCTTAAATAAAATTGATTGATTTTGTAAAAGTTTTCCGATTCTTCCACTGTATCCTCATGTTGGGCATCCAAGTTATGCTTTCCTATCATCGGTTTCTTGTAACAATAAATATCGTAAAAAGATGGTTTGGTATCCATTAAGATATCTACGCTACAATTCCCAAGAAAAAATTCTTCCATTAAAAATTGGATACAAACCAAATGATAAAAACGATGAAATAAATTAGCATTATATTTGTGTAACTTGATCTCTAAATAATCCAATTGAGAAAAAATTGTTTCTATATGTTCGGTTTGTAAATCTTTTTGAACCAAATGACTATAAGGTATCAGATGATCAGGATGAATACTGGAATACAATTGTTTTCTTTCATCTGGTGTCAATAAATAAATTTGAGAGGATAAACAAGTTGGGTTATGAAAGATTTTCAACATTTTGAACAGCCGGGTATCATTTTATGTATCATGGTGAACCAATACATAGTTGGAAGAGGTACGACAAAAAGGACAAATCTCTGAATCAATTTTCGTATAACATAAAGTACAAATATTACTGTGACCACATTCAATATAAACCACACTTGGTATTTCTTCATAACAAATTACACAATGTTCGGATGGAAAGTATTTATAGGGTAACTTTTTTTCAGACACATCTTGTCCTTCCAATCCTTTTTGTGTTACACCCAATCGATCAAAGTGAAGAATCAATTGGGATGGACTTTCAAATACATAATTACATAAAATAGAAGGACATTTTTTCATATTGGTTTGATGAATGACTTCATCACTTAACCCCATCTTTTCATAAAGTTTCAAATGAGAATGATGGAACTGAGGAATAAAACAACAATTTTTTCTTAAATGACATTTTAGATCATCTATACATCCAAAACTTTTTTCACAGTATCCACAAATTTTATCTTCTAATCGATATCTTTTTTTGGGATAACCCCTATGAGATAAAAATTGTAAAAGTCTTTTTTCCATTTTATCATAACAAATAGTTTCTAAGCAACTAAATCCTGATAAAATTTATACAATATGTTTTTCCAATCATACGTTTTTCTTAAATACACTTCTAATCTTTCTCCCAACTTTTTACCTTCTTCAGGAAAACAATAGAAATAAAAGAGACGAGAAGCATAATCCTCTGCCGTACAAATATCAATATATCCTCCGTGATAATCCATATTATTGGGAATATAGAGTTTGGCTTTGGGTTGAACCAACATCGATGAAAAGTTTTTACCAAAGATATCAATCAATGCGCCTGTAGAAGTGACTACTTGAGGTTTACCCAAGCTACCATGTTCTAGATTACAAAGACCTAATCCCTCCCCAAAACATGTATTCAATCCTATATCACAGACTTTGTATAATCCAAGCACCATCTGGTCAGTCAATCGTCCTGCACCTTTAGGTAAAATGATATGATGGAGTAAAGATTGGAGATCCCATTTATATTTCATTGCTTGAACTTTAATCATTTCTGGTATATCATAAGAAGTTTGTTCGTTAGCATGATTCAAAAACAGCTTGACTCGATGATAATCCATTTGTTTGGCTTTGATTTTAGATAAAAGACAGATGAAAGATGAAATGGTAAGATCCAAAGCTTTGCGATGTGTATTTCGATTGGTATTCAGTACAACCCAATCATTGTCATTCAATCCAAAATGACTTTTTTGAAAGGGTAAATGATGGGTATCGATTCCATTGGTAAACAAATAAATTTTCTTTGGATCTGCTTTCATCTCTATTAAATTTTTGGTCCAACATTCACTAAATGTAAATAATTTATCAGCTTGAGAACATAAATTTTGTACCAAATCTATTTTTTCATATCGATATACCAAATCTATATAAATGTGAAGTTGAAAGAGTTTGGGTTGAGGTAATCTAGCAACTACTTGATTCAATACCAATATATCATTATATAAAAATACAATATCTGGTTTTATTTTTTCAATGGTTGGACCAATCCAATCATAACCAAATGGATCATTGTTATTATTTTTAAAACAATCAAGAATGGTAATTTTAGGATGAACAAATCTTTCAATCTCATTTCCATAATTCGTAATGGCAAAGTGATAAACCTCAACCCCTTTTTCCGCTAAATAATTGGTTAAACGATTGGCTATCTTTGCATATCCATTGGTTTGGAGAGGATGTGTTCCATAAAATAGGAATTTCATTTTATCACTATTTTTTGGTTTTTAAGCAGTGATCAGAATACTTCTTTTACATTCCTTGATATCCTACAGTTAGACTTTAATCACAAAAAAAGCGTTTTATTTGGGATGCATTGATTCAAAGTCTAAATTTAACACCAAGACCTGATGCCAAAACGTTTGTAGAACACTTGAAATCTAAAAATTGTTTATGTCCTGTGGTGGGTATAAACCTAGAATTATAAAATAAAATGTTTCCTACTACAAACATTTTAACACAATGTGGTTATATGCAATTGAATCAAGTAAACGATGAACACCAAGTGTGGAATGGGAAAGGCTGGGTTCCTTCACAAATGGTAAAAGTTTCAAATCAAAGGATTCAAAAGTATCAAGTACAAACGAATTATTATATGAAACATTGGTTAAAAGGTTCTATTATATCCATTGTTTCAACGCCAAAAGTATTGATTCCAAGTGGATATGAGTATTATAGGGAGGACCAAAGGGTAGTGGCAACCAATATCCTTACTAGTTTAACCCATCAACATTTGTTACAAACCATGGATGTTCTAGAAAATATAGATGAACTTTCATTATATTTTCAAAAAGGTGGAGCGATATACGAAGGAGTGTATCTAGAATTTTAGTGGCTGCAGCGTTTACAGTCACAGCTTTGAGGGAGACAAGCACGGCATCCTTGAGTGCTTTGAGCAACAAAACATTTATTGGCATATCCCAATCCAGTAAATCCAGATCCGGCATAACCCAAGCTAGTACCTCCACAAGAGAAGGATTGATGTTTGTTAGATTTCTTTGACATTTTTATTTCTAAATAAAATTTTTTACTTACGAAATATTTTTACTTAAATTTCATGGATATATTTTTGATTAACTTTTTCAGGTTCAAATAACAACAAAGAAAAAAGTCGAGACACTTCGTGTTGAGATAATGTTTTATTTTTATGCCAGTCATAAACAGTAGATCGATATATTTTATATTGAAATACTTTTTCAACCAAAAACAATTCGATTTGAAACCATTCTTCTTTTTCATCCCATTCCCCTTTGGTAAAAGTATGAAAGTAAGGAACTGCTCCTGAAGTTGTAAAGAATTTTATCGATAAATACATCAGTAAATAATAATATAGTTTAACATTGGGACATTGTATATCATTTTTCGAACAATAATTCAAGTATCGGTCCATCAAATCAATCGCTAAAAAGTAGGTTCGATGTTTATACCAAGATTGTTTATAGTCATTTTCTAATGAATGAGAGAATAATTCACAAAACTCTTTTCTTGTATGATTGGACTGGATTGTAAGACGATAAGGTTTGGATTGAATGGATTGATATTTACTCTGAATGGAATCAATATATACCCGAATGGGTTCAAAGAATGGATGAGAAAGACTCTGATTGGCATCATATCGATCAAATGGGGACGTAACTAATAGGTTACGAAGAAGGGAGATAAATGGAGATATGAATTCAGGGGTAAGAGTCGATGGGATAAAACTTAGATAATAATCATCGGTTAATAATTTTTGAATTTCTTCCAATAACAATTGATTATCATCCAAGATAGGAAGAACCAATCTCTTTTTACAAACCATTTCAAAAAATACACATCCACACGCCCATAAATCAATTTTAGAATCATAAGGTAGACACTGAATAACTTCAGGTGCTCTATAACAAGAGGTCATGATCCGTTGACTTTGTTTTCCTTGAGCGCAATACGGTTTGGATAATCCCAAATCACATATCTTTGCATGAAAGGTATTGGTTTTGAATATCAATATATTCGAGGGTTTGATATCTCGATGGATCACTCCTCTTTGATGCATGTATTCTAATCCAAGTAAAATATCTGCCATCATCAATCGTAAAAAATTTTCAGCATTGTGATAATGATAAATGGATTTATGTAAATCATATAATCCCAATTCAAATACAAAATGAATTTGATCATCTTTCAAATCCTCTTCTTCGATTGGATCTGTAAAAGGTTTGCCAATTAAAAAATGAGTGATACGTAGTATATTCGGATGTTTTAATCGCATCATCAAATCAAGTTCTCGAATCGAACCTAGAAAGGATACAGGTCGATCGATCAAGTTTCGTTTGACAGCAAAAGGTTCATGATGGATCATGGTTTTGTAAACCATTCCATAACTACCTTTTCCTAATTTAGTCAAAGGATTTAAATAAATAGATTCCTTTTCCATTTGATTAATTCTTTTTATCCTAAAGACTTTTTTTTCAAACATAAAAATGGATTCTTTTGATGAAACATTAGAATGGGCTTCTAAACAGAGACCAGTTCTTCGATCCGATGAAATTAGTATTTCCATCAATACCTTTATCTTGGTGATCATTGGCTTGTTTGTCGTATTTGTTGGATTGATCTTTCTTTCCAGTTATTTCAATGGACCCAATGAAGAGTCCAAAGAAGTTGAATCAGGTGAAGCTCAGAATTGAATATAAATTTGTGTGGTGGTTTCCCACACAAATTGTAGTAAAAAATCTTCAAAGTAATTATAAATCTTCTAATCCTTGTCTCTTGGATTGGATTTCATCGAGATCGTAATCGATAATCGGTTTGGCTTGTCGAGATTGTTTCAAATTCATTCGACTCATTCTTTCTAATAACTTGCTTTGAGCGGTGGACCCTCTTGTCACGGAGGATGTTCCAGGTTGAATCACGACTTGTTCTGTAGTACCAACAGGTGGAAGTTGAGCTTGACTTGCCAAAAATTGATTTTCGGACAAAACCTTGGATGAAGTCACAGGTGTTCCAAGGACAGGTAGAGAACGAGTGTTTCGAATAACCGATTCGGTCATGGGAGAGGTAAGACCTGGAGGAGCTAGAAGAACAGGCTCTAGAAGAGGTTCTTCTGGACCCACAGCTTTGATAGACTGGACGTAGACATCATCTGAAACCATAGGTGGATTATAAACACTTTGTTTACTATGATCTTCTTCTTCTCCTTCACGAATATAATCGACTTCTACCAATAAATCACCAAATTTCTCTTGAATACTTTGACTAAGATCTTGAACCAATGGAGTGGCTGCTTGTGTACTTTTGAGATAAGCTTGATAATAATCCTTTTTATATTCTTCTTTGGTAATCAAAACACTTCGAGAAGGTGAAAAGGTGGTTTGGTTTTTAATGTTATCTCGAATAAATCCTGATCCAACCCCAATATTTTGACCCATAATGATCTGCTGAGAAATCGCATACATGGAATCCTGTTGACCATAACTTGCGGCTTTTGCCACACTTTCAAAAGATTGTTGAAAAGAAGCAAGGACCAGTGCTTGTTTTCCTTGTAAAGCAGCACCATTAAATTTAAGAGCAGTAGGATACCCAATGTTTGTCATGATATCTACCAATAACAAAATATGTCTTGGATTGATATATTCTTCATTCAAAATGATATTTCGAATTTCAGAGATCAAAAGATTTCTAGTGGCTTCAATCCCAAGAATCTGATAAATTTGTTTGATATTATTGGAATAGGTATGATAGGGATCCACTTCTGGGTTCATAATCAAGTCATAAAAATTGTCACCTGCAGCTTCCACATACCAGTATCGACTTAGCTTTTGAAGTTCTGTAGGTGGATGAATGTACCCTCGTATTCCTTGGTTCTTGGCTTCTGCTTCTGCTTCATCTTCTTTTCGATTATCGGCTTCTACCATTTTTTTGATATAAGCGGAAGGTAATGGGTATTTGGATCCATCGTAGGAATCCGCTGGCATACCCACGCCATACCCTGTGTCATTGTAGTAAAGAATATCAATGCCAACATAGGTCAACAACTTTTCTAGATCATCTTGTGTAATATTGGTCTTTTTCATGTTGACATAATCCAAGACCAAAAACCATTCATTGGGTTCTCCTTGTTTGATTTCTTCTAAAACAATCGAATAAATAGGTTTGAAAACAGGATAAATATCTTTGATACCAGTTACACCAGATAATTTTCGATGTAAAATACTTGGATACAAAATATTTTTCAAAAACATAGTCGAAGGCATAAAATCAAATCGAATGGGTTCAGCTTGTTTTCCTGGTACTTTTTCTCCCATCATCAAATCCATTTTTTCACTAAATTTAGATGGGAAGGTATGGGATGCGATACTTGACTCATCAGGATAAATATCTAAGAATCCCAATGCCAATGGGCTAGGAATGACAACAATGTTAGGAGGTGTACCTTTCATCAAATTTTGAATCAAATCTTGAATCGATAAATTGTAACCCACCAACTTATTGACATCCAAAGTAATTCGAAGCATGGAATCGGTCTTGGGTAACGTCTGATTCGTCATGGAAAGATACAAGTGAGCCCAAGGACATTTCGATGGATAAATATCCGATGTATCATAGATCAAGGCATCCAAAATAATATCTTGAAATCGAATATCTTTGGTTTTATTTCTATACACGAATATATCATCATAGGTCATGGATTTGGATTTGAATTCAACCGTGGTTACAAAATTTGCAGAAGCTGTCAAATAAAACAATTTCTTCAACGCTTCCAAACCACCACTTGTCTTTCTTGAACCAGAAGTATGTTTGAAAGTATTCAGTGTAAGCTGGGTAATCGGAGCAGAAATGGCTTCGGATGCCATGGCACCTACAGAAGAACCAGATTCAATCAAAGAAGAATGATATTTTCGGTATATATTATTTATGAATTCTGGGATAGCTGCTGGGGTCAAATCTAATCGTATCAATCGATCTCTTAAGGATTGTTGAATTTGAAGTCGAGCTACAGCTCGGGTTTCTACATTGACACCAGGTGGAGCAGGAATAACATCCAAAATAAAATCAATTTCATGCTTAGCCAAAGGTCTTGGTCTCAGGATGGTCTTGAGTGTACCTAGTGCTTCATCCAGTACAGTTTGGGACTCAGATGCGAGATGATCGATATAGTTGGATACAAACGATTCTTTTGGTGCTTGAAATCCAAGTTTTTCTTGAAGTTGTTGATAAAGTTCATCCGTAAAAAGTTCAAGGAAACGAGTGGGTTCATATTTGTTTTGATAGTTTTCGGGAAGTAAAAGTTTAATATCTTTGACAGAAGCCATTTTTTGAAACACCAAAGATATTTTTATTTAAATAGTAATTTTTGATGAACAGACGTTTTTGTTCTTTTGACAAAAAATTTTTGATCAAGTAAAATAAATGAGCGATACTCATCAACAAAAAGTCAATGTGTATATCTCTACAGATGACGCATCTTCTAGTCGTGTATCTCAACTTCAAAACTTGTTTCAATCTGAACTATTCCAAGTCTTTGTTGTTCAACTCGATGTCCCTGAAGATGAAAATCTGATGATTCCTGCTTCCTTTGATAAAGATTCTGGCATTGAATACAATAAAATCCAATGGGTATTGAATGATGCTGCAACCAATGCCCCTGATGCTCCAGTTCTTTACATTACAGACAAATTGGTTGCCAATGTCGATGCCAAAATGGTAGAAGATATTGTATCTTCTTTATTGGTAAAAAGTTGGGACATCTGTTATTTAAATAAATGGCTAGATTCATGTGATGAATACAATCGAAACGATACCATTCATCAAAATGGAACCATTTTTACCACTACCTCTGCACCTTCTGGTGGTGAAGCGATTCTTTTCAAACCTTATTTGAGAGATGTCATTCGAGGAGTTAAAAATACTGATAAAGATGGTGAACCTATGGCATTCCCTTTGAAATCCAATTTGAATGAATCGATCAAACAAATCATTTCCAGTAAAAAAATCGTTGCGACTACTATTTCTCCTAACCTCTTCCATGTAGATGTATCTACTATCTCTAATCCTTCTCAGTATACCAAATTGAATGAATGTAGAGATTTATCAAAAATGTTTGAACCTGAAGTAAAAAATGTAGTTAATGTTCCTTTGAGTTCTTCACTCGAGTCAAATTTGCAGTCTACACTTCAAAGCAACTTGAAAAATATTTTGGATCAAAATTTATATCAAATTTTAGGTTATAGTAATCGAACAACTATTTTATTGATTGTTTTGATTATCATTGGTGTTATTGCGTTATACTTTATTTACAAAAATAATTATCGTGTTTAATAAATTTGTTTTGTAGGAAAGAAAATTAAGTGATCTATAAAAAAATTTTTTTTAGATCTAAAAAAACATGAGTTCACCTGTTGGAACAGAATTTCTATATGTTGACTTGAAAGATCAATGGGCTGGGACCGGAATAAATGGTTATTCCAATCTCCAAAATACTTACGCTGCACCCAAACAATATGTGGATTATAAAATTTCTGAACTTGTAGGTACTGCTCCTCAAGTACTTGATACTTTATATGAAATCAGCAACTTTTTGATTGGTCAAGAGACTGGAGCTGATCTCACCACCACCATTATCAAACAAATTACCAATGAAGTTTCATACCGAGTTCTTGGTGATTTATCCTTGTCTACCGCTTTGGCTTCTACTGATACTTTGCTTTCCAGTGAAACCTCTACTCGAGCTTCTGCAGATACTTCACTTGCATCTAATATTACCAATTTAACTTCTTCTTTGAGTACTGAAGTCTCTAACCGTGGATCAGCTGACCTTTCTCTCTCTACCTCTTTGAGTACTGAAGCCTCTGATCGAGCTTCAGCTGATGTCTCTCTCTCAACTGCCGTCAGCACATCTATCTCCGTTGAAGCCTCCGATCGAGCTTCTGCTGACTTGTCTCTCTCAACCGCTCTTAGCACTGAAGCCTCTGATCGAGCTTCCGCTGATGCCTCTCTCTCTACAGCCGTCAGCACCTCTATCTCCGTAGAAGCCTCTGACCGAACTTCAGCTGATTTGTCCCTTTCAACTGCTTTAAGTACTGAAGCCTCTGATCGAGCTTCAGCTGATGTCTCTCTCTCAACTGCCGTCAGCACCTCTATCTCAGTTGAATCCTCTAACCGAGCTTCTGCCGATTTGTCTCTTTCTACTGCTTTAAGTACTGAAGCCTCTGATCGAGCATCCGCTGATGTCTCCCTCTCTACAGCCGTCAGCACCTCTATCTCTGTTGAAGCTTCTGACCGAGCATCCGCTGACCTTTCCCTTTCTACTGCTTTGAGTGCTGAAGCCTCTGATCGAGCTTCCGCTGATGTGTCTCTCTCTACAGCCGTCAGCACTTCTATCTCTGTTGAATCCTCTAACCGAGCTTCTGCCGATTTGTCTCTTTCTACTGCTTTA